GCACGGCACCCGCTACACTTCGGCTGCAGCCAGACTATCTGGTAGTCCGGAGACCGCATGCTTCAACTCGATCGACAACGCCTTCGTTTCGTACGTCACACTGCGTTCGGAACCGTTCGAAGGGGGGAGGCGCACACCCAAGCAAGCTTGGGATGCCCTGGGCATCTACGGTGGCGACGACGGGCTCACTCCCGACGTCTCACCTGAGGAGGCCACCCGATCATCCACCATGGTTGGGCTGGTCCTCGAATGCGACCAAGTGAAGAGAGGACACTTTGGTGTCACGTTCCTATCCCGGATCTACGGACCCGATGTATGGTTCGGTGACCCTAACTCCTGCTGCGACCTACCGCGGCAACTCACGAAATACCACGTCACGGTTAATCTACCAGGCCACGTCACTGCCCTGGAAAAGCACCGTGAGAAAGCAAGGTCATTCCACCTCACCGACCGCAACACTCCTGTCATCGGGCCCCTGGTCCGGAAGACGGTCGAGATTTTCGGCGAGGTAGGGATCACGGATAAGACGCAGGGAATGCGCAAGTGGGACTCAGAGGGGGATGTCAGCGTGCAATACCCCAATGAGGCTCAGGAATGGATGGTTGACTACGCAGTCAACTCCCTGGCGAAGTACTCGTTCGACTTCGAGATGTTCGACAGCTGGATCGCGGGCGCCAACGCCCACACCATCCTCTCTCCCCCGCTCTGCGGGGAAATCCTCGCACCAAAGACGAAGGTTAAGGTGCACGTCGACGGCGAGCTAATTCGCCCTAAGAAACCTAAACAGAAGAACGAACCGGCGGAAGCCCCCAAGAAGAAGGGGAGACGCCGCCGCACACCAACCAGCGCATAGTTGGTTGGGACCCGGGTTATGCACCGGGCCCTTACTTGGAGGGCCCGTTCAGATTCAACCATACTTGGTGCATCGCCCTGAAAATCTGACAATGGCTAGACGCAACCGTCAACGCAAAGCAGGAGGCCAGCCGCGCGTGCTCAACGCACCTGCCGCAAGGGCCCAGGCACCCAACCGCCCGACCCGCCTACCTCCTGTACCCTTCACCGGGACTGAGCGACTACTGTCGCTGGCACCCACGCCAGCTGACGGGGGATCCTTCATCAGATCCTTCGCTTGGAACCCCGGGCTCGCGGAAACTTTCTCCGTGGGGCACTTCCAAGCGCAGAACTTCGACAAGTACGAGATGGGTAGTCTCAACTCCATCAGTTACACGCCCGCGTGTTCCACTCTGACATCTGGCAGCGTGTACATCCTGATCGACTACGACCCTAACGACCCTGCGCCCCCCACCGAAGAAGACTTTGCAGACAATGAACTGACGAAGACATGTGCTCTCTACAGCAAGATGTCTGCTCAGATCGAGCTCCAGCAGCTCGACAAATGCAAGATGCTGATTCGCACGGGACCGTCCCAGACGGACAAACTGCTCACTGACCCATGTGCCATCCACATTGGCGCCTTTGGATACGGCTCTGACGCTGTGACCAACGGCCTAACTTTGGGTCACTTCCATATCAACTACTCCGCCAAACTGTTGGT